GAACTCGTAAAACGAGGAATAGCAGGAGAACAGCAATCAGCCGAGAAAATGCTAAAAAAACTACTTGAGAAGTACAACATTTCAGAAGACGAACTTAATAGTATAGACGAAAAAGAATATTACTTCAAGTATGCTTCTAACTTAGATGAGTGGTTACTTATACAACTAATCGAATACTTTTTCAAAGAGAAAAAGTATAAAATCTATCGCATTAAAGATAGTGGTGTAAAAGAGATAGCAATACAGATGCCCTACTTAGATTGGGTAACATTAGATAGTGCTTATGGTTATTTCAAACCACATCTAAACCAGCAATGGCGCAAACACGGCTTGCCTGTAGTGAACCGTTGTCGAACAACTAAAACTAAAAATAAACGCCGTGAGGCAATGCAAGAAACCTTTTTTAGTTTGTATGTAATTCGTTCTGGTATCTATCGCCCAGAACAAAAAAACTCCAAATCTCTTACCGAGGAGGAAATAAAGAGATATTCCATTCTTTACGGAGTCGAAGGTGGTAAATACACACAACAAGTAACCACAGGTCTATATTTAGAATAACCCTTCAAACACTATTAAAAATGAATAAAGAAAATTACCCCACTTGGCTTGTGTCCCCCGACATTGCCAAAGAGCTCAAAGAAATAGGGTTTGACACCCCCTGCTATTGCTATATAGCTCTTGCTATCAGCGGCAAAGGTTACCAATGCATAGAAATAGGTGATAGGTTACACAACGAAGTCTATAATAGTATTGAATTAAGAGATATAAAACGTATCAATTACAACAAACAGAAAGGTTGTATCTCCCTTCCCTCTTGGACAGAAGCCCTCGCTTGGTTCAGAGAAAAAGGCTATTATGGCAACCTCGAAGCTACCAGCAAAGGTACTTCAGCCTATATCTTCTATCCAGAATTAGACAACGGAGAATTTTGGGAGTTTGACTACAAAGAAAGCTATGAGGAAGCCCGCGAAACCCTTTTACTTAAACTAATAGATATTTATAAAACGGCTAATCAATGACCTATATAGTAACCATACGCAGTTGTGCCGTTGTGCTAAAACTGACCTATAAAGGAGGAAAGTTCCAAAAGATGGAAGTCAAAAAAGGCACATTGGAGGGCGAGTACCTCAAGCAAATAGGGCTATTGGTTCCTCCATTAGAAAGCCTTATAGAGGAATGGCAAGGCAGGTGGGGCGATAGGGTAAGTTACGGGAAGGAAGAGGCAAACCCGCCGAGCTTATACGCCTTGTTTTTGGACGAGTGGTTTGCTTTCTATAATAGATTGTTTGGGGTTGCCCCAAAATTCACTGGGGCCGACGGAAATGCCCTCAAGCAGATTATCTCCTACCTTACGAGCAATGCGACTGATGAAGAAGAAGCCCTCGCCACTTGGCAATATCTACTCAGCAATTGGCAGAAGATGGATGATTTTCATCAACGAAACACCGATTTAAAGTATATAAATTCACAACTTAATAAGATACTACAAAATGCAAAACGAGGTAATAGTAAGGGGGGAGTCGGGGTTAGCGACTCTTTCAAACGAGAAGTTCTTAGCGGTTTATTCGCCCAATAATTGTCTTATGCACAGTACGGGGATTAAGGGGGTGAGTGATGCTTTGAGTAGACAGACCCTGAGCTTAGTTCAGATAAAGAAAAGTAAAGGAGAGGCATTTCTAAGGAGCTATATTAGCCTATGGCTGATCTACCTCAATGAGTTATTGAACCTGAATAAGCCTCTTACAGAGGCGCAGATACGGCTATGTGCTGAGCAGATCATAGCAGATTATCATCACCTGAAGCTCTCGGAGTTATCGCTTATCTTCAAGAGAATTGTATCAGGCGAGTGTGGCGAGCTATATGAGCGTATCAGTATGCCTAAGATAATGAATATATTCCGACAGTATGACCAGGAGCGCACCGAGGTAGTTGTCACCCAAAACCAACAAGCCCACGAACAATTCCGCTACCAAGAGAATCGCACAGAGAGCTATTCCGATGATCTGGAGAGGATTTGTAAAAAGATGAGGAAGTTTTGATGTGTCATTTTTATATTTTAATTAGAGAACACCCGCTAAAATCCAATTTGGAAATAAGCGGGTGTTTTTTTAATTTTGCGGTCTAAACCAAAGAATACCATAACTTATGGAAGCCCAAGAGAAAGAACACAAAGGATACAACAAAAACTGCCTATTGCGCTACAGGGCAGTAATGGAAGAGTTCAATAGACATGATTGCCGCTACATTCCTATTTCAGTAATATGGAGGGAATTTATCTACCCTAAGTTCTTCATTTCACGAAAAACTCTCTACAAGATCCTTAATACAGATGTGGACGAACAATTGCTAATGGCCAATAACCAATGATTAGCCATAAGTTAGATATTCTGTATCTGGCAGGAGTAATATACCTCATACTCTTGGAGCCCATCATCACGGAGGGTTCGGTTTTGTGAGGTACGGATAAGAGGGGATACATTAGGCAAAGGAGAAAAGCCGTGTATCTTTTGGTGTATCTTCTCTATGAGCGTCCAGATAGCCCAAGCATCCTCCTTTTGTCTTCTTGGTGCTTGTAGGGAAGTATTGGTAAGTCGCATATTAGCTATGGTAATTTTGATTTGTACCTGAGCTATTTGTCGTTGTAGGGGTGTTTTGGTAAGGTCTTTTCCTATGTTGGAATACTGTACCTGTTGCACATCTATCAATGTACAGGGGTATTGCACAGGCATATTAGGACTGTAATAGTCTAACTGCCCCCAATTCTCGTCTATGTATTTAAGTTCTGTTATCTCGCTTACTTTCTGTTGTATTTTCTCTAATAATGCTTTCATTGGTGTATGCTATTTAGTAGTTCTTTCATATTAAAATTTACAATATCATCTACCATTCGTTTTACTTCAGGATGGTCACCGATAAATTGTCGCTTTGGAACTTTTAGTTTGTCACCTACCTTTTTTAAGGCAAGGGCTTTCCACTGCTCTGCTTCTACTGAAAAAGTCTTTTGTGCACTTCCTTTGCGTCCTTTAGCTGCCCCGCTCACTTTGTAATACATTGCCCAAAAATAACGTTTCATTTTTTCAGTTATTACGAGTTCGCCCCCATTGTTCTGCAAATCAGCATAGGGTACGGAGCTTGTCCAGCGCACAGAAGATCCCTCAACTGTACTACGGATAGAGCGGCGCAGGGTTCCAGTACGCATCATTAGAGAGCCACGCCAATTGGGGATTTTAGTTTCTGGCCACCCATTGCCAAAGAATCCCTTACGCTCGAAGTTGCGGTCGAAAGCCTCAGTAAGTTTTACCTTGGTATCGGTTAAAACGTGATTCAAAAAGGTTTTAAAGTCCATTTTAATAATGGTTAATTGTCAATTGTTAATAATAGAGCATAACTTGTAAAGTACAACTTTTTTAAGTCATAATCTTTTACTTTCTTTATTGTTCTTTATTCTACCCATGTTAATTCCCATTTTTTAGGGCTGTTTTTACGAAAAAGTTTATATTTTTGCAGCAAATAAGCCATTATGGAAAAAGAAACTATTACAGATGAGAAGCTATTTTATATTTTGTTAGAAGAAATAGCAAAGCTAAAAGCAAGAGTAGATTTACAAGAAAAGATAATAGAGGTAATATTTTCAGAAATATACCCCCATAGCCACGAGAAGGTTTTGAAGCGTCTGAAAGAATTTGACGAACCCCTTCTTCAAGAAGCAAAGCGTTCTTTGACGGAGCGGCTTTTGGAGCAGAGCAACGAGAATGAAGCTCGTATACAAGCCTTGCTACGCTCAATTGATTTTTAGTATTTGTACTCATAGAAAAAGTTTTAAAAAGATTTGTTTTTTGTTTGAAATTTGTTTTGTACCTTTGTAGCCAAATATATAGTTTACTTATGGAAACAATCTTCGACTACGCCCCCACAGAATGGGAATTGAATGCTTTGAGGTTTGATTCTTTTTCATTCATGCTAAAATTTGGCATTGAATTAAAAGAAGAATTAACCCCCGAGAGCTATAAGAAGCATATTACTAAGGAATTTGCTTTTTATGATTTGGCTTGCCTCTTTGAGGAAAGAGGAGATATGGACAAGGCCGAGCAATATTGGCAACAACTACCAAAAGCCTACAAAGAATATGGCTTAGGGTATGATTGTGACTTTACCGCTGTATAGCAAAAAACTCTATTATCTTTTCTCCTATATTAGAATAATCACTCATTAGATGAGGTTTAAAGAACTCAACGGCTTCTTCTTCACTTATACCATTTGTTTTTAGCCTCTCCCTAAAGTTATTTATCCAACCTTTATATCCATATCCCTCCTCTAAAATCTTTTGTTGATGTATGGCTTTTCCCCCAAGCCTTTCTATAAATTCATTGTATGTATGACGAGCTATAAATTCATTTATTGTCTCCATACTTTCTGTTTGTCTCCTATTGAGTAGTATCGGGCGTGTTTGTGTCTTAGCATGTAATATTTCGTGCCATAAAGATTCTATAGCGTATTCCTGTTTAAATGTTAGCTCTTCTCCTTTTTTTATAGCTCCTAAAGCTTCTCTCAATTGAATAGAGGCATTGAAACCAATACCTGCAAAGGTGTGGTTACTAATCTTTATTGTTGATTTTCCAATCCATTCATTAGTGGAAGGGTGATAAGACATTGAGTGTTGCATTAAGAAATTAGGAGAGTTTGTAAAACTCACTTCACCAAGACCTTTTCTGAAATCTTCGGGGAATAACTCTGCATATTTTAGCATTATATTTTCCACTTCTTCTTTTGTGGGGAAGTCTCTTCTTATGAGCTCTTGCAAATTAACTGAAGTTCTATTATTTATTGCTTCTAACTCTCTTTGTACCTGCCCAGCTCCTACCACTTTTGCATAAGTATTGTTAGGTGGAAATACTTTCTTCTCTTGTCCTGGATTGAAACGAAACATCTCCAATTTATTCTTTCCACTCTTTCCTATCTGGGTAGTGGCTACCTCGCCTGCCTTTTTGGCAGTTTCGGGGTTACTTTTGGTGTTTTCACGTGCCCATACTTCTACAGCCGTACAGCGACAACGCCAGCCATTAGGCGGGTAGTACTCTGTCCAAAAAGCATCATCTTTAGGCAAACATATTCCTGCCAAAGCTGCGTGGCTTTGCCTTACTCGCTCATCGCCTGCGGTACGATATTCCAACCAATACCTACTTGTATCCTCTTGCAGGTTTGCCCAATTAGCGGCACTTTGGGTACTCTGTACAGCGAATTGGTACTCGGCTTCTAAGTAGTTACGGTTGTAGGTGTTATTCAGTTTTAGTATCTCCTGCTCAAACTGATAATAAGAGCGTATATTCCCCTGATCGTCTTTTAGTTTGCTACGGGCTTCCGTAAGTTGTGTATGGGTTTTGAGTCCTGAAAAGATAAATACATCTCGCTCTAAATAGGTTCTCATCTCATCGGGTACTTCGTGAGGGATAGCAGTATTAAACACTTCAGCGGTAGCGGTAATGAGGTCGCGGTAGGCTTTGTATTTCATTAAGTCTTCAGGTCTGTAGCTACCTCTCTTATGTAATTGGTCAAAGGCTTTTTTCGCTACTTTGGTAAGGTCTAACGGCTTCTTTGGAGGCTCTTGTGCGCTTGATAACTTTGCTTCTTGGCATGCCTCACAATCACAGGGCGCATATTGCAGACTTAGACTTTGATGCATAGCCCCGAAATAGTGGTGAGCCACCGCGGGCATAATTTCGGGGCTTAGTCGAAAAAATCTAAGGAGAGTTTTTGAGGTGTAGTAGGTGCTTTGTTACCTACTATCTCAATACCGAATTTTTCTTTAATCCAATCATCAGAGACTTCTTTATAAGGTAGTATTTCCTTAGTGCGTGTCCACAGTTCGCCCAAGTCCTCTGCTTGGTCATACACGAGCGATAAGCTCTCTTCGGGGAGTACCCCAATGGCGTATAGGGCAGGTAGTACTTTATCATTCATATACTGCTCTACCATTGTTTGATCGGCATCCACAAGGGCTTGCAACATATCTTGTGAGCTTACTTCTTTACCCTTGCTACCATACTTTGTATCTTGCCCTATGATAGCCCCTGAGATAAGTAAGGAGATGTTGTCTCGGCATAGCTTTATCAGCCCATCATACACTTCACCCGTAGAAGGAACCCCATTGGTAGCCCATTCGAACTGCTCGGTTTCGTCAATAATAAACCAAGCAGCGGCTCCCATATCGGTCATCATCTTCTCGGCACGATTGAGGGCTTGACGATCACGGGTGTTTGTTTTCATTACACGTGGCGGAATACCGTAAATTTCACATAACTCTGACCAGCAACTTTGCGCAAATCGGCTAAAGAGGATATGTGGTATCGCCTTATTGATAAGTCCCAGCTCACCTACCCCGCCAAAGTCTAACAGCCATGTGCCATACTCGGAGGCATTGAGATAGTCTAACCCCTTGTCATCGGTATAATCCTTTAGGATAATCCCTTTTTGCGGTATTACATTTTGGCGAGGCACTAAAGTTACTTCTACATCGGAAAAAGGTACATCATCATTGCCCACAGTCGCTACCTGCCGATTTAGCTCAATAAGAGTATAGCCAAAGTACTCACTGTCCAAAATATGCCCGATAATATCACCAAACCATACAGATTTCTGTAATTGGCTTGTCAGCTCGGTGTGGGTCTCCCCATTGGCTTTCTTTATGGAGAAGTTAGCCGATAGCGTCTTTAGTTTGCGATTTTTGATTTGTGAAGTTGTATGAGCGTCAAGAAGCATATCCTTTACCAAATTGTAGTAAGGATATAGCTTAGGATTATCTATATTCTCGGCCATAGCTAGGGCACTCTTCCAAGTGAGCACATCGGCACGAGTACGTGCCATTGCCTTGGGAACAACGTTACGGGTAGGTTGGAGGGTGTTATTACCTGCTTTTTTAGTTTTCTTATAGTTCTTATAGGGTTTCATTGCTTGTATTTTCCTTTAACGTTAATACCTTTCTCAGTGATTTGTAATACTTCGGCACTAAATCCGTCTGCTTCTAATTGAATGCGTATATGCCTATCAAGGGCACGGGACACATTCCCATTGAGAGCGTGCTTGATATTCCCCCCAATGATAGGTGATTCTTTCCATTCGCCCTGAAAGGAAAGCATGAGAAATTCGAGGTGTTGAGCGGTACTTTCCCCACAGAAAAAGTCGCCTTCCTGTATGACAAGGTCATAATCTGTATTGGTGAGTATATCTTTCATTATTCGTGATTAAATTTTTTACGGGAACCAAAGAGGAAAGGAGTTGTTTGTTGTTGGCTTTCCTCAGTACGAGGCATAATAGGTAACGAACTGATATTTACTTCTCCTTTAGCAAGTCTTTTAAGGTACTCTATTGCTCTATCGTAACGTTCTTTGGCGTGGTCATAGATAATATCAGCGTTGCACAGATCCACTATATACCACTTCGCTACCGAGAGGCAAAGGCTCACCACAAGAGCATTTCTTTCCTCTCCACGTTTGGCGAAGATAGCCTCCGCATCGTATCGAGGGCGACCATCAAGGTATTCCTTTTTGTCATTGGTGTAGAAGTAGGACTTTACCTCCTGCTCGGCAGTATCTAACGCCTGCAATACTATAGTGTCGTCCCCTTGGGTGATCTGCTCCACCTGGTAGGAGTAGATGTTATTCTTTAAATCTTCTTTTGTTAGGAACATATTAGTATCTGTTATTAACTCTCGCCCCGAAGGCATATTGGTTACTACTTTGTCTATTTCGACCTATGAGCCATTTAAAAGCTCCATGCACGGCATCGGGTCCATCATCGTGAGCACCCGAACCTTTTTCAAAAGCTAAGAACTGGTCAATAAGTACCTGCATATCCACGTCTTTTTGTTCACTATTGAACCACACATTTTTGCGCTCAAAATAGCCCGCAAGGCTCTCTATACGGTCAAACTTATCTGCCTTACTTCGTTTGTCAGCTACGATAGGGATATAGTACCCTCGTTTGTCACCCTCGTTATCAAAATCGGAGACAAACTCGTCCATCGCAAACAAACCCTCAATCATATAACGTACATTGTAGCGGTCTAAGCGATACTTCTCATACTGGTCATACAGCCATTTAGCACAATGCGCACGGCTTTTTTGCTGCATATAGCATAGCAGTATATGAAACTCCTTGCCTATATTGCCCACCAAAATCAGAGCTTTGTAGTCCGCATTTTCCTTATACGAAAGGTCACCATAAAAACAAAGGTTATCGTACTTGCTCAGTGGCAATGCCTTTTTATACTGAATATCCTCGTACTTAAAGATAGCCCCATCCTCTATGTGGGTGTGCATATACTCCCGCATAAACGAGCGGTAGGGCATACTTTTAAACTTATTATGCCAGTACTCCGCGGATGTTTTCTCAGGCCATTCAGGAGTAAAGTCCTGCAAGTTTTTCACCGCACACACCGTAAGTATTTTGAACTCTGTTTGCGGACTATCTTCATAACTACCCTCCTCTTTGGGCGTGTTAATCACCTCATTGAAGTAGGTTTTAAGGCGGTTCGTTATTGAGTTTTTGTGGAAGTTGTTATTAGCAAATACAAAGCGTTCAGTGGCATTGTCCTCACTGTCAAAACACCCCCATACATCTTCGGTGATATAGTCTACACTTTCACGCATAATGCGGTCGTTGTGGATAGACTTTTTGCTATCCACATCATCTACTACGATATAATCAGGGCGTTCAGATTGTTCTCGTGCCCCTCGCGGGTTTTGCCCAAAACCAAGCGACATAAACCGAACCCCATCATTAGTAACAAACGAACCATCCGACCAGTCCCCCGCCGATGACCTCTTGCCGTAATCATTCTGCAAGCGGTTATTGTGTTCCAGCTGTGCCTGTATGCCTGACAGCAGTTTCTTAGCTTTAGGTTCAGTCTCGCCCACCAAAAGCATAAATCGCAAATCATTCTTGGCAAAGTACAAGTACAACGGTATCCCCATATCTATATGTACCGACTTTCCCGCCGAACGGTACATCTCGGCAAGCAAGCGCAAGCGTTTATTGCCCACTATCATCTTAGCTAACTGGACGTGAAACCAAGCACACTTCTGTTTGGCATAGTTAGGGAAATAGTATTCAAACCAGCGCACATAATCGCCCTCCAAGTTCTTAATACGAGCCGCTCTCTCTTTGGCTGTTTCGTGTATATTCACTGAAGTAGCCTTAGCAATCAATAGGCAATGTTTGTCGTAATCGGCTAAGAGTTTAGCATATATTTTATCCTTCTTGCTCATTTTTCACTTTTAGTTGTAAGAATTGTTTGTGGTATTTAGTACATTGAGCCGCGAACTCAGCGTCTTGTTGTGATATAAACATGTCCAGTTCCTTCAGTACCTTATATACAGTGGTAGGATCTGCTTGTGTTTCACACCTATCCAAATGCGGCCATTAACTTACCTACATCAGAAGCTGAGAAAGTAGGTTCCTGCCCATTCATTACCCTAATGGTCTCAGCTTGTAGCTTCTGTTTGATAATAGTAGGCGAAGCGTGGAAGTTCAAACGCTTGTCCTCCCAATCGTACTTCTTAACCCACTCACCAATAGTGGCAGGGCGTACTCCGTAGAGCTCCGCTACTTCTGCTTGAGTAACCTCAATATTTTCAATATAATACTGTTCCGCCTTAATACGAACAGCGTCTTTTGTTTTTGCCATAGCCTAAATAAAATGCAAAATTGGGGATTGGACAGAAAAAAAACAAAAAGTTGTTACCAGAGGTTACAGAGTTGTTACCAGAAGTAACAATGTTGTTACCAGAGGTTACCACTTTTTGCAGGGGTAAGAAAGCCGCCTTAATTTTGCGCCAGAAATCAGACAAACCCAAAAAGAAAAGTATATGCCCAGATTTGTACTTAATGATGAGCGCGTGACCAATTCCTATGGTTTTAAGGTCTTATCGGCGGGAATTGACTTAACCCGTTTTGTAACCAACCCCGTAATGTTGGACGGACATAATCAAAGCAACCAAAGTGTGATAGGCTCTTGGGAGAACATCATACTTGAAGATGGAAAGCTCCTTGCTGAACCTCGTTTTGATATGGACGATGAGAATGCAAAAAAAATAGCCGGTAAGGTAGAACGGGGCATCATCAAAGGGGCAAGTATGGGCATAGCTTTCCACAGGGAAGACCTCACTTATGAAGGTGGTGATGTTGTCCTGAAAAAATGTTCTCTTTTTGAAGCCTCTATAGTAGCTGTACCGAGCAATGCCAATGCCCTACGCCTACAAATGGACGGAGTAGAAGTTACCGAGGAAGAGATTAAGGAGCTTTGCCTATCATTTCAAAAAATAAATCCTATTAATACAGATAATATGAAGATACAACTTACACAATTGGCCTTGGTAGCTTTAGGTATGAATGCCAGCTGCAAGGAATTATCAGCCGAAGAGATTGAAACAGCCATATTGGCACTCTCCAAGGACAGAGATGAGCTCAAAGAAAGGCTCTCCCTTTCAGAAGAACAACTTAGCGCCTATGTAGCCAAAGAAAAATCCCAAAGAGAAGCCCTCACGGCACAAATGCTTGACGATGCTATCAAGAGTGGTAAAATTACAGCAGACAAGCGTCAGACTTTTGCTGACTTGGCGGTACAGAACTTTGAATTAGCTAAAGCCACACTGGAGGGGATCCCTGCTAAGAAGTCTTTCTCCACAGGAGTTACTACCCCTACAGGTACTACAGGAGTGGCTACTATGGAGGACTTTCAAAAACTCTCCTTAGAGGAAAAATTAGCTTTCAAAAACGGCAATCCCGAAGCTTATCAAAAACTCATCGCTTCTATTTAGTGAAGAGTGAAAAACTATAATTTAAACCCTATTTAAAAACGAATAAAACAGTATT